CCGATGTCAGCTATATATTTTGCTGTCTCCTCGTCAAGCCCTGCGGCTATAGCGAGCTTATAGGAGGTCTCATAGTCGTCCGTGCCGTATCTGTGGATGTCGGAGAGCGTGTCGCTTGCAAGGCGGTTTTGCGCCGAGTCGGATTTCTCCAAATATTCCGCATATGCGCTTCTGTTTCTCAGAGCCGCCGCATTTCGCTCCTTTTCCGCTTCACGCTTGGAATTCTGAAGCTCGGAATAGGCGTTGGAGTCCAAATAAGACGCATAGCCGCTTCCGTTCAGTCCCTTTCGGGATAATGCCTCGCCTGTCTTTCCGTATCCCGCTCTTGCGCGGTCATACTCCTTCTGAGCATCGTTTATAGCTTCGGCATAATTTGTTTCGCTTGAGTCTCCCTGCTCGTTCAACCATTGTGAATAGGTCTTTTGCTTCTTTTTCCTGGAGGCATTGTATTTATTTATAAAATCCTCCAGTGTCACATTTGATTTTTTTGCCATGCTTCGTCCTCGCTTTCGTTTGTTGTGTCTGTATGCGGATTTTCTTCAAGCAGAGAGCGGAAATATTCCACATTCTCTCTTGCGTGCGGATAATGCGCTCTCTCCTGGTTCTGCCAATAGCGCAGAAGCGTAATTGTTTCCGAGGGGTCTCCGAGCGTGCCTGCCTTGAGGTTTTCTAAATTTTTCTCCCAAAGGACCTCTCTCTGCTGCTCCACGCTGTCGTTCATATCGATAGAGAACAGATATCCGTCATCATAGTAGTAGCTGCCGTTTTTCGTATTGAATTCTATAAAATCATAGCGGTTGAATTCGGCATTATGTGTTCTTCCGTAGGCATCCTTGTAGGCTATCATTTTAGGCTCGTCGGCATATGCGAGGCAGTATTCGAATATGAGGCGGTCTATATCCGCATACGCGGAATGCTTCATTCGTCTCTTGGATTCAAGTCTGCCCGCCGCCTGCTCGACCTGTAATTGCTTAGCCTTGCCCGAGACGGCTGAGTCATCGCTCAGACCTATATAGGTGTCAGAAATACCTATAATTCTCTTGGCATGCTCATAGAGACGGTCGGATTGCAAGACGTCCTGAGATATTGAGGGCGTCGTGTCTATTGTGCCGTACATTCCCACGCTTTCGCCCGGCTTCAGCTTCACTACCTGTCCGAATACGCTGTTGTTGAGCGCTATTTGCGCATCCTCGGGAACAATGGGGGTAATGCCCGCACGGAGCAGCTTCTGCATTATTCGGCTTTCGAGCTTGTTAATCTGCTGCTGTTGGGGTCTTATGAATTCGCAGTCGCTCTGACCGAATACCGAGCCGTCCTTTGAGGTGTTCTTTCTTATTACAATAGGGAAGTGCTTGGGTATGTAATAAGGGAGTCTCGTTTTCCGCATATCTACCCTTGAAAGCTCGCTTTCCTTGCAGGGAATTCCGTTTTTCGTGAGAAGCTCGCCTATAGCGTTCATTCTCGGAGTTTTTGCGCAGATGATACTTCCGTCGCTGCGCACTATATCCTCGTCCAATTCCTCATAGTCGATATTCTCTGAGACGAACATTCCCTGAGGGCATTCGCAGAGACCTCTCTCCCTTCCGCACTTTTTACAGGTGTATTTCTTGCGTCTGTAAAAGTCCTCAATGTCAAGAAGGATAACGTCTCCCGACCAGGCAAACTCACATACGGCATTTTCACCGTTTCTGTAGAAGCAATGTATAAGCGTTACCGTATCCTCTCCCGCGCTCAGCTCGTTTTCATCCTCTGTCTCCGCCTTTTCGGCTTCGCTTTCGGATATTCCGTATCTTCTTATAAGCTCGCTTTTTGTGGTGTGGAAGCGTACAAAGCAATACTCCATTTCATCTATATTGCAAATGTTTGGCTGAGGGAAAAAGTCGCAGGGGTTTATCAGAGAGACTCTTACACCGCCCTTCTCGTTATGAGTTTCGAGTGAGTTATCCCACTCAACGAACCATATGCTTGAGCCGTATATATAGGTATACCGCTCGTCCATATCGTTCATTTTTTCAAACGGGAGCAGATCGTGCATCTGAGCGCAGAGCTTTTCTACAGATTTCGCATTCCTGTCCCTTTTCTCACTGTATTCCCTCGCCTCTACCTTCGGTGCGGGAATGTGTGAGGAGACCTGAGCCTCTATAAGCTCGTAGGTTATGTTTCTTATACAGCTTGCCCTTTCGCTTGAGCCGTCTATCGTGTCGCTTCCTCTGTATTGCGCCATGTTTTTCTCATGTGCATCTATAAGAGAGCTGCTCGCGTTTTTTGCGCTTTCAAAAAGAGCGTCGAAATAGGCAAGCCTGTTTTCGTTCGTTACAGTTTTCATAATGGTTCTCCGTATTTCTTTTTCAAATAAATTTTTTCTTCCTCGCTCGCCGCATAATAGTCCTGCCACATATCGGGAGTCCAGAGCGTTCGGGTGAGAGTATTCTCCGATTCGTTCGGTCTCGAATAGAAAATAGCGAAGCCTCTTAACGCATCGGGAGCGTGTGTTATTTCGTGCGGCTCGTTTGCCGTGTCAGTCGGTCTTTGCGTGTCTATCTGGAGCATCGGCAGGCATTTTATTATCTCGGTGCAGTTGCGGAAAATTTTCAACCTCGTATGTCCCTCGCAGTCGCTTTTCAGAAGCTCCTTTACAGATAACCAGCCTGTTTCACGGTCATTCGAGGTCCTTGTAAAATACAGACCGTTTTCCGAAAAGATGAGCGCCTTGCTTCTGCCGCTCTCCTGGCTTCTGCTCCATAGGTCGGGCGGCGCTAAGGTGGCATAAATGCTTTCGTCTGCAGGGGTGGCATCTATTATCTTCTTAGAGGCATCGCTTATCATCAGATTGCTTTCGCACAGCTCTCGGTAGACATAAGCGTTTTTGTCGCTGTCTATGGCTATCCAGAGACAAGCCAGCCTGTCGAGTCCGTAGTCTATCGTGCGGTATTTGCGCCATTCCTTCGGAATAGGGAAGGGGTTGCAGGTGTGCTTTTCGTAATCAAACTCGGAAAAGTACTGCCCCTCAAAAATATTCCAGTCTCCGTAAAGCAGAGCCTTCCTCTGTGACTCGGGAAGCGAGAGAAGTCTTTTCTTGTAGTCGGGGTCGCTCTCGCAGAGAAACAGATTGTCGTCTATTTTTGACGGAATAAATACCCGTCGGCTTCCGTCCGATGCTGTAAATACAGTATTTGGCGGCGCGGGGTCAACGAAGCGAGCCTTCACCCACATGTGCCCGATACCGCCCGGATTTGTTGAGGATTTTATCTGCTTCGGATTAGAGTTTGCGCCTCTTACTCTTGATATAAGATAGAGATACTGAAATTCCGTAAAGTGAGTAAGCTCGTCAAATCTTACTGTATCGTACTCCGCGCTCTGATATTGGAAAACGTCATTTTCGGTAGCACAGTAGCCAAAATCAAGTATGCTTCCGTTTTTGAATTTTCCTACGTGGCAGGTAGAGTTATAGGTGTAAATCTCACGGGGAAAAAGCGAGAGACTGACACGGATGAGAGATTTTTCAAGCTCCGAAAAGGTGCGCCTGAGAATAAGCTGCTTGGATTTCGGATATTTCAGCGCATAAAGCAGAGCGTCAACAAGCTGACCGTATGACTTGCCGCCGCCTGCCGCGCCTCCGAAGAGGACCTCGGTAGCCGTAGCGGAAATAAATTTTTCCTGTTTATTTGTTATCTTTATTTCCATTTTCAAGCTCCTCCCTTTTTTCTGTTCCCATAACGGTTATCTTTACCTCAAATGGCGTGTCATCTCCCGCTTCCTCCTCGCTCTCGGAAAAGCCGTATTTAGAGGAAAGCAAGAATTTAACAAAGGAGCTGTCAAAGCGCTTGACAAGCGCTCCGTCTGTCAGCATATCGCAAAGGCGCGCCACACATTCTTCATACGCCATCGCAAACTCCCCGTTTTCCTGTCTCCACCTTTCAAGGTCTGCGGTGTGCGCCCCTATCGAAAAAGCGAACTTGGGAAACGAGGGCAGAGCCTTTCCGTCTCCGTATGTGAAAAAATTGAGCATTTTTTTGCAGTATTCCTTGTTATATTCCATTATTTTCCTCCTTCTACGCTATTTCAGTTTAGCAAAAATCCAACTCATTTTGGGTACAAAAAAGGTGCTGTCTCAAAATTTCATTTGAGACAGCACCAATGAATTGCAAGCATACGCTTGCGTGAATTGAAAGCTTTGCTTTCATGAATTGCCTGCGGCATGAATTGTGCCTTACGGCACATTGATTGCAATTCAATTCATGGAACGAAGCGAGAAATCATGGCGAAGCCAATTCATGATGCGTCAGCATCAATTTATTTATAATAACAAACAGAGCAAGAATGTGACTATCACCTTGCACATTAAAAAAGGGGGCTGTCTCAAATGAAATTTTGAGACAGCCCCCATAAATTTGGCTTTATTTAATTTTCAGGTCGGATCAATACATTCCGCCCATTCCGCCGCCGGGCATAGCGGGAGCGGGTGCGGGATT